TTTAAAATATTTGATGATAATATGAATATTATTAGAGAAGAAACGGCTGCGGCTAAAAAAGATGAAGCAGTTAAAGCTGTAGTAACAAAACCTAATAAAGAAGTAGTTGACGCAGAAATTCAGGGGTATGATTACAAAGATAAAAAACTTGTAGATAATTTAAATGGTGAAGAATTTAGATTAGGTGTAAATTATGAAATGAGCCAAGTTGAAGGAGTTATTGATGATGCTGATTTAGGTGTTGAATTAGAAAAAGCTAAAAAGAAAGTTGCTAAAAATTTAGCAAGTGATCCTTTATATTATGTAAAAAATCATATGTTTGGTCAACAAAAATTAGGATATGCTACAGACTACCCAGCTTTATCTTTAAGTAAATCAGATCAAATGGAAAAAGTTAAATTAAACGAAAATAAAATGATATCATTAGTAAATTTATTAGAAAATGGTCCTTTAGGTGAAAAACCAAAAAGAAAAAAGACTATAAAAAAAGAAACAATTGATACTAAATTAGCAGAAATTGATAAAGCATCTCAAATCGTTGCTTTAGAAGCAAAAATACAAGCTATAGGTGAAGTCATTAATTCTAAAACTTCAAGAATTAATTTAGTAAATGAAGATAGTGACTTATCAGAATTAATTGATAGAACAAAAATAAAATCCATTCAAAAAGAAGTTAAAATCTTAGAAAAAAGAAAAGCTAAGATGGAAAAGCTATATGAAAAAATGTGTGGAAAAAGATACAAAGAAATGGTAGATGAAGAAAGTAATGCTGGATCTAATGAAGGTTCAAATGAAAACTCCAACTACAACTCAAATGAAAATCCTGAATCATATTCTGGATTAGAAAAATTTAAGGAAGATAACTAAAATTATGAGTACGTTACTAATTGAGACTAGACTCTTTACGGCTATGCCTAAATCCTTATCTGAAAGTAATCTTTCAGAATCAGGTAATCCTATGGTTGAAGGGATTTTAGCAACAGCTGAAGTTAAAAATGGTAACGGTCGTTATTATTCAAAAGAATTGTGGGATAGAGAAATTGATAAATACAAAGTATTGGTTGATGAAAATAGAGCAATGGGAGAGTTAGACCACCCAGAATCTACAGTAATTAATTTAAAAAATGTTTCTCACAATGTAAAAGATATGTATTGGGATGGTGATAATGTAATGGGAAAAATAGAAATTTTACCAACACCATCAGGCAATATTTTAAAATCACTTATTGATAGTGGTATAACAGTTGGTGTTTCATCTAGAGGAATGGGTAGTCTAAAACCAATGGGGGAAGTACAAGAAGTACAAGATGATTTTGAATTATTATGTTGGGACTTTGTTTCAACTCCTTCCAACCCAGGATCATATATGCAATTAGTAAAAGAAGGATTAGAATTTAAAACGGCAAATGCATATACTAAAGTTAATTCTATAATTACAGAAATACTTTGTGTTAATGGATTTTGTCCTATAAATTAAAAATTTTTACCCTGATGACGGAAATTAGCGCTATCTTTTAAAGAAGCGCTTTTTTCTTTTAACTTTAACATATTTACATATACGTATAAATGTTAATATGTCATTTTTGATATGACATTCAAATTATTACAAATTCTTATTACGATTCTTAATAATCGTACTTCCACAAAAAAAATTACGGAAAAATGAACAGAAACTTTTTAAAAGAGGCTATCGCCGATGCAAAGACTGTTAAAGAATCAGCCATTGCAAATGCTAAAGCTGCTTTAGAAGAAGCATTCGAACCAAGAATCAAAGCCATGATGACTGCAAAGTTAGAAGAAATGGATAAAGATGATAAAATGGACGAAGCTAAAGACGAAGTAGATGAAGCAAAAAAGATGAAAGACGACGTTGATGAAGCTATGTCAAATCCAGTAATGAGGAAAGGTCTCAAAGGAGACAATCGTGCTGAAAAAGAAACAGAAAAAATGCGCTTTAAGGAAGAGAAAAAAGATGACGTAGACGAAGGATACGGCATGAAAAAATCTTACGAAGAAGACGACATGAAAAAAGAAGGCATGAAACCTAATTACGAGGAGGATGACAAAGATCTAGACGAAGTTTTATCTGAATTAGAAGGTGAATTAAAGGAAGATGCTCGAACTGATGCTGAAGAAGAAGGCTACAAGGACGGTATGAAAGACGCTAAAAAAGATGTCGAAGATAAATTAGACGACATTAAACTTGAAGAAGATGAGCGTACTGATGCTGAAGAAGAAGGCTACAAAGACGGTATGAAGGACGAGAAAGAAGATATGGATGAAGAGGACGTTGACCTCGAAGACATGTCTGAAGAAGACCTTAAAAAATTCATCGAAGACGTTATTGAAGATATGGTTAAAGCTGGCGAAATTGAAGCTGGTGAAGACTTTGAAGATGACGTTGATGTAGATGTAGATGCTGAAGGTGAAATTGAAGTAGAAGATGATATGATGACTGCGGTTGACGTATCTGAAGATGCTAGAACGGATGCTGAAGAAGAAGGATACAAAGATGGTATCAAAGACGCTAAAGCAGACGCTAAAAAAGAAATTGATAAAATTAAACTTGAAGAAAAAGATGAGGAATTAAAAGAAGCTTATGCTACTGTTAAAACCTTAAGAAACGAGTTAAATGAAATCAATTTGTTAAATGCAAAACTTCTTTACACTAACAAAATCTTTAAATCTAAAAATTTATCAGAAACTCAAAAAGTAAAAGTATTAGAAGCATTTGATAAAGCTAGTACTGTAAAAGAAGCAAAATTAGTATTTGAAACTGTTGACGCTAGCGTTAAGACTTCAGGAACTAAAAACTATGTAAATGAAAATTTAGGTAGAGCTTCTAAATCAATTACAGGCCCTAAATCTACTTCTAAAACTCCAATTGTTGAGTCAGATGAAATGGTAAAACGATTCCAAAAATTAGCGGGAATCATAAACGGATAATTAATTAATTTTTAAAATTTAAAAAAAAATGTCACAATTAAACTCTTTATTAGAAAGCGCTAATTCTTACAAGTCATTGCAAGGCGATGCTGCAAGATTAGCCGATAAGTGGTCCAAAACAGGATTACTTGAAGGTTTGGGTAATGAGACAGACAAAAATAACATGTCTATGATCTTAGAAAACCAAGCTAAACAATTAGTAACGGAGGAAAGTAACACAGGTGGTGGTACAGGTGCAGGTAGTTTTTCTGCTGGTACAGGTGCACAATGGGCTGGAGTTGCTCTTCCTTTAGTAAGAAAGGTATTTGGACAAATCGCTGCAAAGGAATTTGTTAGCGTTCAACCAATGAACCTTCCTTCAGGTCTAGTATTTTACTTAGACTTCCAATATGGTACTGCTAAAGCTCCTTTCGATCAAGGAAGTTCTTTATATGGTACTAGAGGTGCTGACGCTACTTCTCCATTTGGAAACTCGGATGTGGGTGGTCTTTATGGATCTGGTAGATTTGGTTACTCAATCAATAACACTGCATCTGTTGTTCCTAACGCAAGTTTGGTAACTGCATCTGCAGATTGGTTTAACGATGCATTTGCAGATTCTTCAGTATCAGCTTCTGTTGCTGCTGGAGATTTAGTTTTAGCAAAAGTTGCTAAAGCTTCTCTTAATGCAAACTATGACACTGAAGCAATTAAGTCATTCTACTTTATTGGTGCGAATGCTCCTTCAATTGCAAATCAGTATCCACAGTTTACTTCTGCAAGTGGTACTAATATTCACTTTATTGTTGCTAAAGACTCAATCGACCCTGCTGTTGACACTGCAATGAGTTACTCATTACAGCCAACTGATGCAGATAGAGGTGATTTTGAAGAAGGTAACACTAACTTGAATACTAACTTTAACAACCCAATTTCTATTCCAGAAATTAACGTTCAAATGAGAAGTGAAGCTATCGTAGCTAAAACTAGAAAATTAAAAGCTGTTTGGACTCCTGAGTTCGCTCAAGATCTTAATGCTTACCATTCTCTAGATGCTGAAGCTGAATTAACTTCTATTATGAGTGAGTACATTTCATTAGAAATTGATCAAGAAATTTTATCAATGCTGATTGAATCAGCTGCAGCTGGTAAAGAATATTGGTCAGCAATTAATAATGAAGCTCTTGATAACACAGGT